GTGGGAGCATTGCTAACGAACAACAAATTTATGATAACAAAATAAATTTTCTTCAAAGTACCCAATTAGCAAAGAGAAGTAAGGCTCTCACAAAAGCCAAGGAATTCGTTGAAAAGGGTGAGGAACTAGTTACGCAAGGATTAGAAGGTGCCGCAGTTCCACATTTAACAAAATTAGCCTATAAAGGAGGTAAGGCAGTGTATAATAAAATAAGGTCTAGAAATGTTGCATCACGAGAAGCAGGTGATGAAGAAACTACACAAGGTGAAAGTGGGGACATTGGTGGATCATCCTCAACAGGTGCCCCAGCAGAGGGTGCAGAAAATCAACCAATTAGTGAGCAAGGTGGTGGTGAAGTTGAAATGACTAATATGGGTGAGCAAGGTGATGCAGAAGGTACAGAACTAAGTGATATGGTTGAAGTAAGAGGTAGAGAAGGTTTCCAACCAAATCCAACAGAAGAAGCAGATAGATATGAACAAGAAGGTCTAGGTAACGAAACAATGAATAGCGAACAAATGAATAATATTAATGAAAGAGCAAATATGAGAGCCAATGATGTAGATGCACCTGAAAGACCGGGACAGGTTCAAGAAAGACCATCCAATGATATAGAAGATCAGGATAGATTAGGAGAAAATGAAACAGGTGAAGGAGAAGACCTAGGAGCAGATATAGCAGAGGATGCAGGTGATGCAGAAGAAGCAGGTGCAAATTTAGCAAGTGGAGCCAGTGATGCACTAGCAGGAGTTGGTGATGCAATAGATGCAGGAACAACCGCCGCCGCAAGTGCCGCCAGTGGTGCCGCAGAGGCAGTATCAGGTGCCGCCGCAACAGCGGAGGGTTTAGCAGATGCCGCCGCCGCAACAAGTTGGATACCTTTTGTTGGTGAAATTCTAGGTGCCGCCGCAGGTGTAGCAGGACTTGCCGCCGCAGGTGTTGGTGTTTATGAAGAAATTAAGGGAAGTGCAGAAGAAGGACAGGCAGATAAAATACCTGCTTCTTTAAGTAAATCACAATTACCAACCCAATCAGTAGCAGGAGCATATATAGCCCCTTTATCATCCTCAGTGAATGTATAAAAATAGTTTAAACTTTTTACATAAATTTAATTTAATTAAACTTTAAAAATTAAATTAAATTTTTTTTCTATTTACTATATATAAATGACCACAAATTGTATCGGCAAATCGGTGATGACGGATCGCAACTCGGTATATAAGAGTAAAGATGTTATAGAAATCTTTATTGCACCAGAAGATGTACCTATTTTAAATCCAAGAGAAACATATTTAAAATTTATTATTGCACTTACAGGAAATTGTTTGCATCAACCTGACCCAAGAGCAGGAGCACATAGTTTAATCAGGGAAGTACAAATATATGATGGACAAACATCACAACTTTTAGAACAATTAGAAAACTATAATAATTGGACAGCCCAGAGTTTCCATTACAACAGGACACCGGGTTTAAGGAATGTTAGAACACTTATGGAAGGTGTAAGTGAAATAGAAGGAACTTTTTTAACTAGTCTTTATTGGACAGGAAATGCTACCCAACCAATATCATATAGACCAGTTGAAGTATGCATCCCACTTCATATGAGTGGTATTCTTAATGGTGATAAATCATTCCCCTGCATCTTGACCAATGGTTTGAAAATTAGAGTAACATTAGAAAACAGTGCAAGGTGCCTAATGGCTCAAACACAAGTTGGTGTTGCAACTCAAACAGCAGGAGCACCTAATACAGTTGTTGCCGCAACTGCACCTAATGCAACAGACTTGGGTAAATTAGTTCATTTTGATATTGGACCCGATGGATCATTCTTTCAACTTAAAAATGCAGTTGCCGCAAATACTGCAAATTTAGCACAAATTGAGTTAGAAGATGTAGTAGGTAATATTGTTGCACCTAATACAGTAGCAACAGTAGATAACTGCCCATTTAGAGTTGGACAGGTATTAGGTTATGAAGATGCTAATAATGGACTATTCACAGCAGGTACTATTACTGCTATTACTGCACCCGCAGGTGTTGTAACTATTGCTTTTGCCCCTATTAATATTGGTGCAGTTAATGGTGTTGCCGCCGCAGGAGCCAAAGTATTCGTCTTTGGTGGTAACTTTACAGCAGACTATGAAGTAAGAAATGTTGATATGGTTTGTTCAGTTGTTCAAGCACAGCAAAGTGACCTTAATGCAATGATCCAGAAAGTAAATAGTGGAAGTGTAAGACTTGATTATGCTAGTTTCAATATTTATAGAGATAATCTTAATGCAAGAGTTAATAGACCTAATATTGATTTTAACACTACTGAACATAGAGCAATGTCTATATTATCATTCCCTATGGGTACAGTTGATAATTTACTATTGTCCAATTTTAGACCAGTTAGAGATGACTGCCTTTCATACCAATATAACATTGCTCAAAGGCTTACCCCTAACAGAAGAGTAGATGTAGCAAGAGTGGGAGGTCAATTGAATAATCACGCTTGGAATGCTATTCATCAACACGAACTAGAAAAAGCATTATCAAGATGGAAAACAGCCCCTAGATACTTAAATTGGAATAAAGAAGCATTTGGTATTGGAAGACAGTTGGCTAAGGTAGGTCACAGTTTCAATGCTAATGATAACGATGTAAGATTGAATATAGAATATAGTACAGCACAAGGTGCAAATACTAACGAAAAGTTACTTAATACTTGGGTTTATCATATTAGAACTCTTACTATCTCACCGGGTTCTATTGCCGTTAATTTCTAATTTACACACTTTACACACTTATTTTGAACAAGTAAAATAGGATGAAGTTTAGATATTACATATATCCAACCCTTTACACATAGTTATAAGCCTTTACCCATATAAATGTGAAAATCGTGAAAATAAATATTTATAATATATTTTTCTAATGTATATTATAAATGGTTAATACCCCAACTGATAAAGCATTGTATGAGAAAATTAAGAAAAAAGTTTATAAACAGTACGATAAAGCATCCGCATACAGATCGGGTGCCTTAGTACGAGAATACAAATTAGCATTTAAAAAAAAATATGGCGATAAAAAGAAACCATATAGTGGTGATAAGAAGAAAGGAAACCTAACAAGGTGGTATAAAGAGGATTGGAAAAATCAAAGAGGCAAGAAGGGATACCAGCGAAAAGGGGACCTATACAGACCAACCAAAAGAGTAAATAAAAAAACACCAGCAACATTTAAAGAACTTAGTAAGAAAGAGATAAAAGATGCACAGGAAGAAAAAAAGAAAAAAGGTAGAGTTTCAAAATTTAAGAAAGATAAAAAATAAATGTATATAATATATGAGTTCTAATGATATAGATTATTTTGATGAAGGATTTGATGATGAGAAAGAAAAAAAATATTTATCTAATATAAATATAATGAGCAGTTATAAGATTAAACAATATACTCGTGATCAGGCTAAGAAGCACGGTGTTATCGTCAAAGTATCAACAAATCCTAAGAAAAAGATTGATGTCTTTAAAAAGGTTAAGGAAAAAGATGGTAAAGAAGTATTAAAAAAATTAGTTAGTGTAGGTGACCCTAATTACAATGACTATCCCACATATCAACTCTTAGAAAAGAAAAAAGAGGTAAAAGAGGGAACAGCAGAGGCAAGAAGGAAGTTGTACAAGAAAAGACACAGGAAAGACAGAAAAAAGCCTAGATCTGCGGGATGGTATGCAGACAAGTTACTATGGTAGAATTTACACAAAAATATTTTAAAAATAATAATATTTAATTTTTTTATCTTTAATATATATAAATGAGCCAACCGATTTCTTCAATCAAAAAATTTGAGATTGCACCTCAAAATCAAAGTAGTGGTAACGCAACTTTCAGTTACACCAATGGTAACCCTTTGGTCCAGTTCCAGATTGGTGCCGCCGATTTATATTTAATGACCTCTCACCTAAGACTTAATTTTAGGTTACAGTTATTTGATGGATTAAATGGTACCCCGAATAATAACGATCAGGCAGGTGGTGGTAACCAAGAAGTTTTAGTAAATAATAAAATTGCGAGTGCCGCCGTAATTCAAAATATCACAGTGTCTAATTTGCAAAATAATGTATTAGAATATTGTAGGTCATACCCAAGGCTTCTCAGCACAATGATAGCCAGTGGAGCGGGTTTTCAAGACTATACAACCTATTTAAGTCAGCAATTTGGTGCTACTAGTAATAAAGAAGTTCAAGGAAGAGTATGCAATACTAGTGGGTCCGCTAATAGATCATTTATTGAAGTTAGTATGCCTCTATTATGTGGTGTATTCCTTCAAGGAGATAATATCCCTCTTTCATTTGAGAATGGATGTGGTGGTATGGTCATATCTATCCAGTTAGCCCCATCAATTCAAGCATTATTTGGTAACACTGCTAACACAGTCAATTCAAGATATGAATTATCCAAAGTTTCTTTAACAGGGTCCTATGGTGTCCCAGAAGGTGGAAAACTACCACCTATTTCTGCATTACCATTTAGTGCCTTCCAAAGTTTCTATTCAGTTGTTAATAATGGTGATAACACTCAACAGATTTCACCAAATCTTTCAGCAGTTGTATCTACCTTCACCAATTTTGTGCCTACTGAACATATCTCGTCATACGCAAACGATGGATACAAGACAACACCTCTATTAAATAAATCAACTGCCGCAGGAACACCCCAAACTAATTTAGCACCTATTAGTGGTGTTGATTTCATTCGTAGCGGAATGGCTTACCCACTTCAATTCAAGATTGATGAGAATAATGTTATCCAAAGAAATACCGCCGCCGCAAATAATAACCAGTATGCAGGTAGTACTTTTGAAGCACAAAGACAATTATATTTCCAATCCGCACTTAGACCACTTAGAAATACAACTAGTACATTAGCAGGTGAAAATAGTGAAGGTTTCTCAGTAGCCAATGGTGATACCCATCATAACTCAGTAACAGGTGTATCCACTGCTTTAACAGCAAATGGTTTCCAGAATTGTTATGGTATTGGTGTAAGATACGATGCATTAGGAAATGGATCAACAGTATCATTTAAAGGAAGACCATACTCTATGAGAATTCAAAGTAAATTAGATGGTAACAGTCCTATGTCTGCTTACACATATTTCTTACATAGAGGTATGATTAACTTTGATAATAATGGTGTAATTAGTGTAGCAACTTAAATATTTTAGTAACATTTATTAATTAAATTATTTTGTATTATAAATAATTTAATTTAAAAATTAATTAATTTTTTTTTATCTTTAATATATATAAATAATGTCGCAACCAGATTTAACAAAAACAATTGGTATGTCTAGTATGGAAGCCCAAGACCAAAGGGTAGAAACTGAAATCCTTGAACCTTCTGCTTTCTCACAACAGCAAGTTAAGTTCTTGTTTCCCCAGAAAGGTCTTTTATCCAGTGATGCATTTCTTTCATTTAAAGTAACAGCACCTAATGGAACCCAAGATTTATGTTTAACCGCAGGTAGTTTGGGATTGATTTCAAGAGCCGCTTTATATTATGATAATATTCTACTTGCCGAAACAGACCAAGCAGGTGCCTTACTTAATATGAAACAGTATTTTATTGACCAAGATATTAGAAATAACACATATGCTACTAAAACAGGTGGTATTACAGGATTGAAAGTTGATCAGTCCGCCGCAGGTAAAAGAGGTATGTTTATGCTTGATGCCCCAAGACCGGGTGCCGCTTCATACAATAGTGGATTAACTGCACTTCAAACAGTTGTAGATGCAAATGGTTCAGTACAATCAAGAAGTGGTAGTTTTAGACTAGGAACCACAGCAGATGATACACCAGAATGGACTATCCCCCTTAAATGGCTCTTTAACTTTTTAAGTCAAATTCAATTACCTCTTGGACTTTTGAACGGGAGAATTAGTTGTGAAATCACATTTAGTGAAGATTTAAGAGGAGTAAGAAGTGTAATAAATCAAGCAAACCCAAATGTTGGTGTCCCTTGGGTCGCAGGAACTAATGTAGTTGAAGAAAGTTGTAAATTAGCACTTGACCTCATTTATTATGATGACCAACCGGGCAAACCTTCACCAATGGATAGAATTCAATCAACTCTTGAAAAAGGAATTGAATTAGTATATACTGATTACATTCATATTGAGGAATTCATACCGGGTTTAGCCAATGCACCAGCAGGAGTGCAGAAACAGAATAAAGTTTGTAGATTAAATCTAGATCATCAAATTATTAGAAATATATTGATTGCTACACCTATACAGGCTAATTATAATCAAGCAGGTAAGCAGAATTTCAGTAATCCAATTTTAGGTGACTATAACTCTCAGGCTTCAAGAGGTGATAGAACATTACAAGTTAAAATTAATAATCAAACATTATATGTTAATGCTCTTGATATGGATTGTAAATTGTACAATGAACTTTCTCAAACTATGAATACACCATTTAAAGCCAATGTAGGATTGACCTCACTAGTTGGTCAGTGTCTAGCACCCAATCTCAATTACAACTTAGACCAAGTTGCATTCCCTGATGATAAATTTATTTTTGGTCACATTGCGGGTAGTGTTGATTTGGTCAATGGTGGTGCTACTACAATGACGGGATCAGCGGGATTTATGGGAGTTAATCTTTCAAGAACTTATGATAATGTATTAGGTGCAGGAACATCAGTAGGTAAAGCACCAGTTGAAGTTGAACTAACTTACGACTATTGTCCTCAGGACTTTAAGCAAAGAAGGGTCCTAATGTGGGTAGAAGCAGAAAGAATGATGATGATTAAGAATGGTACTATTTATGTATCGGGAAGTTAAACCATATAAAATTAATTTAAATTATTTATTATCTATGTTATATATAATAAATAATGGCGGAAGATAATAAAAATTATCAAACAACACAAACTTTTCTTATAGAATGTTCAAGAGCCGATAGTTTAGTAGATACCAAAGAAGATGCAGACTACAATGCAAAATGGACTAATAATACAAATTTTAATTTAAAAAGGGGCGATTTAGTATCCGTTGAAATGGCTACATTATCAGCCAAAAATAGTAGTGGTCAAGGTGTTATTGAATTTACAGGAGATAAAGTGTTTGTTGATGGTACTGAGAAACCATATTGTGATAATAAAGTTTTACTTGAAGTTCAATTTTATATGAACAATAATAATACATATAGTGTAGGATTACCATATATTTCACCAGAAGGGGCATTTAATGGATCTGCTTTTAATGCAGTTAGTAATGTTATAAGAGAAAATGGTTCAAATAATTATTATGGAAATTTCCCGTGCTCTTTTCTTGCTAATGGATATTTGATGCATAGAATTGTAGCGGGTGCAGTAGTTGAAGATCTAGACCCATCCACTGCTTATGGTGTTAATCAATATAATATTGGAACAGTTGCCGCACCTAATTTAGTTACTAATGTGCCTCAGTTAGCGGCGGGAACACCATTTATACAATTTGATTTAACTAATGTAATTGCCGCACCACCTGACCCTAATCCTCTTGGTGTATTAGGATGTGACCAGCAGGGAATTAGAACTGCACAAGATAACCAAACACCTAATATTCAATGTAATGTAGAATATGGTAGCCAATTTGCCTTTAAAGATAGTAATGGTAACTTAATTAAAACAGAAGCAAAATGTATAGGTATTACATTTGTAGGACCAAATAGTGAAAGACTTAGAGTAACACTAGATCAACCAGTTGTAGCAAATATACAAGGTAATTTAATACAAGGAAATATGGTAGGTATTATACCAAATGAAAGAGATGGTTCAACTGAAATGGGTAACTTTTGTCCTGATAATATGAACCAAGTTGGTATGGTTCAAGGTGGTGGATATTTTAAACACGGAAGAATACTCTATCAAAATATGCAATGTATTGGAAAACCACAAGCAGGTGTAGGTGGTATGGCGGGGATTAGTCCAAATACAACATATGGTGCCCCAACTCAAAATGGTAATTGTACAACAGCATATGATTTTGATAATAATAAACAAGGGTTTCGTAATGGTAACATAAGAAGGGATTGTGATGGAAAACCATATATATTTACCAGAAATGATTACTTTGGATTAGGAACACAAAGAAGAAATAATGAGGGATTTTTTCCAAAATTAATGCCTTTAACTGCATTTATTCTTTTAGAAGCAGATGAGTTATTTACTGATTTAAATTCATTAGCAAATAAAATTAATGATAAATTACACGAAGCACTTTCACCATTTGATACTGATATTCCAATTCAAGATAATTTTATAACTGATGAAGTTAATTATCCAAATCCAAATTTCAAATCATCTAGTATTTTACCAGTTAGAAATACATATGGATATTATCCATCTTCTATTTATGAAAATGCTACATATAGTTGGAAACAACCATATTCAGCCACTTGGACAGATATATTACCTTGTAAATTTGGTGGATGTACTAAAATTCAACCTGCTAATTTGCAACCGGGCTTTAATTTTCCTACAATTGGATTAGGTAGATATGGTGAAGATACAGATAATGCACCTGATCTATTTCGTCAATATGGAACTTATACATCTCTTCAACTTGAATGGAGTTATTATAAAGATGGAAGAATATGTAATCAATTATATGGGAATATGGGATATGAAAATATGTATAAAATGATGTTTGGTGATCGTTTGATGAGATTAGATGTTTATAGAATGAATGAAGTAGTATCCAATGGAACCCCACCAAATCAAACAGATGGTATAAGAGATATTGGAAGAGCAGTTATTATAAATACTAAATTCAAATATAATATTGTATTAAATAATGTTCCAACTGCTCAAAATTATATTATAAATACTGAATTAATCAAATACTTTATGATAAATACAAATATGAAATTTCCAACATATACACTTGACCCAGCAACAGGTATTAAAACATTAAACTATGATAAACAAAAATTTATTGATTTAGCAGAACAATTGAGAGAATATGAATTATATTTAAATAAAGAAACCACAGCAGGTGCTACATATGAAGAACAAAGAGCAGACTACAATGGTTGGTGTGTGGATGTAGATCTAGGTGTAACTAATGATAATGATAGTGCAATTGTTCAAGGTAAAACTAATAATTTATCACCTATGCAACCTAATTGGATGGTTAGATACCCTACCGCCGCAGATGGGGGACAATATGGTTCAGGTTTGACTAATATAGGAGCACCAGCACCGGGTGCAAGAGAATTGATAAGTCCAGCATATTCAAATGCTATGTTTGGTTCATTTGAACAAGATTTTGATTGGGATATTACTTGGAATGCCTACAAAGGTCTAGGTAGAATATATGTACATTCTAGACACGACCCAAATTGGGCTAAAACTACAAAACAATTTAGTGATCAGGTAGGAGGACAGACAGATACATTAAATGAATTATTAACAAATCCTGATGATTGGCTTATTGCACCAAATACTTATTTAGATATTGATTTATTAGCAGAATTAGATTTGCCTTTTGTTCCAGCAAAATATACACCTGAAAGTGCATCACCAGATGGTACTGAATTTTATACATTGGCTTGGAGATGTTTCAATGATTATAATGTTAATTTCAATGTATCAGTTACATCTACTTGGGATGTTGGTTGTATTACTTGGGGATTACCAATAGGTGTTAGTAATTCATTTATGGATAATGCCGCAATAATGCCTATGAATGGTGATCAATGTAAAGCCACAAGAAAAATTAAAAATTTAAATAGTGGAAGTGAAATAGATATTTACAGGTCCTATGCTCAAAATCAAACAAATTTTGTAGTAATGGGGGCAAATAATCCAACATTTCAATATAATCAAAGTAAAAATAGATTTGAATTTGTAAATTTACAAACAGATAATTATTTATCTTCTTTAAATGGTTCAACTGCTAATGCACCAGCAACGAACCCACAATTAGGTGAAAAATGTGGAATAGTATTAGGACAACAAAAAGATGCAGTTTATAATAAACCAAATCCAAAAACAGGAGCAACATCAGCAGAAAATTACACTGACCCTATGCAAAATCAAGGTATAAGAGCAGAAATAGGTGGAGTTTCAATATTTAAAGTATGGTTATGTCCCCCTGATTATTCACCACCTGAAAATATAAATATTGTAAATTATTGGGATAATTCAACATTAGATGCAACAGAAAATAATAGACAAGAGATTATCAAAGGATGTACAAAAGCAGATGATAACAATTGGGAAGGATGTTTATTAGATAGATTAGGATTTGCTATTGAGGATTTAATTCCTAGATATGGAAGACAATTCAATAGATTTAGTCCAGATACTTATAATAATCCAAATGTAAATACTATTGGTCAAGGAACCAAACCATTGATCTTGAATAATTCAGTTGATGGTGTAATTAATCCATCATTGAATTTATACCATAAGGTTCCCGCACCGGGTCAAGGAGATGTGCCCAATGGTGTGCCTAAATTTTTACACGGTTTTAATGAAAATCAAGAAGTAATTGTAGCAATTCAATCATTACCATTAACAGCAAAAAATAG